ATGGAGTAATATATGCTGACCCACCGTGGTATTTTAAAACGTATAGTAACAAAGGAAAGGATAAAAGTCCTGAAAGACACTATCCTTGTATGTCTCTCTCTGACATTATTAGGTTACCTGTTGGTAATCTTGCTAAGGACGATGCAGTCCTTTTAATGTGGGTAGTTGATCCACTATTAGACCAGGCATTTAAAGTTATAGATGCCTGGGGTTTCAAGTATAAGACAGTAGGTTTTACTTGGGCGAAAACGAATCGAACTAAAATGGGTTTCTTCACAGGTCTAGGTTACTGGACTAGAGGTAATCCAGAAATGTGCTTATTGGCTACAAGGGGTAAACCTAAACGGCTAAATAAAAGTATACCACAATTAGTTGTGGACCAAAGACGAGAACATAGTAGAAAACCAGATATAGTATATGACCATATTGAGAAGATGTTACCAGGGCCTTATATTGAATTATTTGCTCGTAGAAAACGAGAAGGCTGGACAAGTTGGGGTAATGAAGTTTGATTTTAGACTTGACTTTATCAGTATTGTGTGTTATACTCATATATGTTTTTATCATAATATTATTTAAAATGTGGGACAATGAACAATTATAAAAGATATACATTACAAGATACTTTAGATAGTGAAAAAAGAGCACTGTTTAATGTGTTATCAACTTTCGCTGGTGGTGGTGGTTCGTCAACTGGTTATAGATTAGCTGGTGCGAAGATACTTGCCGTTAATGAATTTGTTGAAGAAGCACAAAACACATATAGAGAAAACTATCCTGATACTGTTATCATACCAGGTGATATAAAAAAATTAACAGGTACATATCTTATGGAACAAGCTGGTGTTAAAGTAGGTGAGTTAGATATATTAGATGGCTCTCCTCCTTGTTCAGCGTTCAGTATGGCTGGTTCTATATCGCATGGTGGCGGTAACACACACGCAGATGCGTTTAATAAAACTAAACAATATTCAGATATAAAAGGTGTAGAGAATGTAGAAGATTTATTCTTTGAATTTTTAAGAGTGGCTAAAGATATAAAACCAAAAGTTATTATTGGTGAGAATGTTGAAGGTCTAACAATGGGTGAAGCCAAAGAGTATTTTCATAAGATACAAAATACATTTGAAGATATAGGTTATCTTATAGTTGCTAATGTATTGGATTCAAGTTACTTTGGTGTACCACAATCTCGTAAAAGATGTTTCTTTATAGGTGTAAGAGAAGATGTTGCTGAGAAAGTTGGTATAAACTTTATGACCATGTATCAATTATATCCTGATAAGAATGATTTTAGAACTACACTTGGTGAAGCAATTAATGATGTAGTGAATGATGATAAAGAAGAACTAGATTATTTGTTTGATAAGATTAGTCCAGAGAAGGCTGTTGGTAAAACATTAATGAAAATGCCAAAGGATCCAGACAAAGTATTGACTGGTATGGATTACCATGACAAAGGTCATCACTTTAATTTAAAGAGAAGTAGTTTAAGAAAACCTTGTCCAACAATTACTGCGATGGGTAATCTTGCTGGTGTTGCTGGTACTTGCCACCCACTAGAAGATAGAAAGTTTACTATAAAAGAATTAAAAAGAATTATGTCGTTACCTGAAGACTTTAAATTGACAGGTAAACATAAACAACAATCAGAACGGATAGGTCGTATGGTTCCACCGTTGATGATGAAGGCACTTGCTGAAAGTGTTTATAACAAAGTGTTAAAACCATATAAGGAGTTAAACAATGACTAAATTTACTTTTGCTACAAGTAAGGAAGGCTTTGATAATCACATAGACAAATCTGTTCGTGGTTATAGTCATTTATGGGGTGATATACTTAACCTATCAAAATATTTCGTAGAAGATTATACGCAAGTTGTTGATATGGGTTGTTCTTCAGGTAAACTTTTAAAAGGTATGATAGAACAAAACAATAAGAATATTCCTCACGCACAATACACAGGTATAGAAATAGAAGAAGATTTTTTTGGTGACTATTCACATGACGAAGAAAAGTATCATCAATTAAATTACTTTAGAGGTGATGTAAGAGAGTTTGATTTTCAAAACTGTTCTTTGGTTACTTCTATATTTACTTTACAATTTATGTCACCAAAAGATAGACAAGAAGTAATTAATAAAATTTACAAAGGTCTTAATACTGGTGGTGCGTTTATCTTTTCAGAAAAAACTTTTAGTTGTAATCCAAGGGTACAAGATATGATGACCTTTATGTTTTACGATTATAAAAGACAACACTTTTCTGATAAAGAAATACTTGACAAAGAAGTGACGCTAAGACATATGATGAAACCAAATACAAAAACGGAATTGTATAAAATGGTACAAGATGCTGGCTTTGAAATACATACTTTTTGGCAAAACTTTAATTTCGTTGGTATTGTTGCTTTAAAGAAATAATAAATATTTCTATGGCGATACCTAAAGCGAAGTATGAAGAACTAAAAGAGTATTGGGATTATCAGCGAAAAATAGAATACAATAGAGAAGTAATCTATCATATGGCTGACAAGTTTCAAAATAGAGTTTATAATGATTTTGGTAATATTTCAATAGATGAATTAAAAAATCTATTATGGACAAGAGTACAACCTAGAGACTATGAAGAGCCTAAAAAAGGTTATGTGCCAGAAGACCCTAATTTAAGAATTGAAGGAGAAGGTGAAGCTTTTCTACCAGAGATTATGATACCAAAAGATGATGAGCATTTTAAGGGTTGACATTTTAAGTAGAATGATATATAATAAGAACATAAATTTATAGGAGTTATGGAATGAGTGATTTTTTAAAAGATATAATTAAAGAAACTGGTAATGAATATGCTGGTTTAGTAAGTGATGGAATTGATAGTGCTGATGTAACAAGTTTTATAGACACAGGCTCTTATTCATTTAACGCATTATTGTCTGGTACTATCTATGGTGGTATGCCAAGTAATAAGATTACAGCAATCGCTGGTGAAGCAGCAACAGGTAAAACATTTTTCGCACTAGGTATATGTAAAGCATTTTTAGATAAGGATCCTGACGCAGGTATTATCTACTTTGAATCAGAAAGTGCTATCTCAAAACAAATGATTGAGGCTAGAGGTATTGATTCTAAAAGAATGGTTATCGTACCAGTTGCCACAGTACAAGAATTTAGAAACCAGTCAATCAAAATATTAGACAAATATATTGAACAAACAGAGAAGACTAGAAAACCTTTAATGTTTGTACTTGACAGTTTAGGTATGTTATCTACTACAAAAGAAATGGAAGATACTGCCGCAGGTAAAGAAACAAGAGATATGACTAGATCGCAGATAGTCAAATCAACATTTAGAGTATTGACATTGAAACTTGGTAGAGCAAATATACCAATGATTATGACTAACCACACATATGATGTTATAGGTTCAATGTTCCCTCAAAAAGAAATGGGCGGTGGAAGTGGTTTAAAATACGCTGCCTCATCAATCATCTATCTCAGCAAAAGAAAAGACAAAGAAGGTACTGAGGTCGTTGGAAATATTATACATTGTAAAAATTTTAAATCTAGGTTAACAAAAGAGAACGCAATGATAGATGTCAAGCTTACTTACAAGACAGGTTTAGACAAATATTATGGTCTTATAGAACTCGGCGAAGAAGCTGGTGTCTTTAAGAAAGTATCTACAAGATATGAAATGCCAGATGGTTCTAAAGTTTTTGGTAAAAATATCAACGACAATCCTGAAAAATATTTTACAAAAGAAGTATTAGACAAAATAGATGAAACAGCAAAAAGAAAATTCCTCTACGGATCAGACGAAGAAGACACCAATTAAAAGATACGCCTTTGCTCAAAAAGAAGGTGACGATTTTAGTTGTGTAAAACTTTTAGATGGACAATACGAAGGTATCATCTACAAGTATAACAAGGTAGCGTTTGAAACAGAACCATTAGATAGTGGTGAGATACCATTAAGATTTACATATGACATTATGACAAATCCTAATGAGGAAGATATATTATCTGCAGACTTTAGAAACTACATTGGAGATATACTTGTTGAAATAGTAGATCAACAATTAAAAGAGGGTAAGGCTGATTTTGGAAAATAATTTTATAGTAACATATGATAATGTATTGTCTAAAGAACAATGTACACACCTTATTGATAAGTTTGAAGACAGTAGAATACAATGGCAAAAGACAGAACTAAAAGACCATAGATCATTTACTGAAATTAATATAAATGCATATGAAGATTGGAAAGAGTATGAAAAAATAATATACACTACATTAAGACCATACATTGATAGATATGCTGAAAGATTTAAAATTACTCATAATTGGCCAGAGAGATTCGGTTGGGAACAAATTAGATTTAAGAAGTATGAAGTAAACGATAAAGATGAATTTAAAGAGCATGTTGATGTTATGGATTATGCTAGTGCTAAAAGATTTTTAGTATTCTTTTTATATCTAAATGACAACGAGGGAGGGTTGACAAGCTTCCCAGAATATGATACAATGATACAACCAAAGGCTGGTACGTTACTAATGTTTCCACCATTATGGACACATAAACATATAGGTCATAAGCCAATTAAGAAACCAAAATATATAATAGGAAGTTATTTACATTACGCATGAATGATAGAATAGAACATACAATATTAAATAATCTTTTCTTTAATGAAGATTTTACAAGAAAAGCTATTCCATTTCTTAAAGAAACATATTTTCCTAAAAGAGATGAGAAGATATTATTTTCTGAAGTATCAAAGTTTCTACACACTTATAATAATTTACCTACAAAAGAATCTATATTAATTGAACTTAATAATAGAAAAGATTTAAACGAAACAGAATATAAAGATGTTAAAGAGTTAGTTGCTAGTATATCACAAGAAGATACAGATTTAAAATGGTTACTAGACACAACAGAAAAGTTTTGTAAAGATAGAGCTGTTCACAATGCTGTATTAGAAGGTATTACAATTTTAGAAGGTAAAGATAAAACAAGAACACCAGAGTCGTTACCTAGTTTATTAAGTGATGCGTTAGGTGTAAGTTTTGATAAACACGTTGGCCACGATTACATAGAAGACGCACAAGATAGATTTGATTGGTACCACACTAAAGAAAAAAGATACCCATTTGATTTATCATACTTCAATAGAATTACAAAAGGTGGTATACCAAGTAAAACTTTGAATATCGCTTTGGCTGGTACTGGTGTTGGTAAGTCTTTGTTTATGTGTCATGCTGCTTCATCTTTCTTAACACAAGGTTTAAATGTATTATACATTACTTTAGAAATGGCTGAAGAACGTATCGCTGAAAGAATAGACGCAAATTTATTTGATATATCAATGGACGATATTAGAAGTATGCCAAAAGAATTGTATGATAGTAAAGTTAAAAAATTAGAAGATAAGACAAATGGTAGATTAGTTATTAAAGAGTATCCTACTGCGTCAGCTCATAGTGGTCATTTTAAAGCATTAATAAATGAACTAGCGTTAAAGAAAAGCTTTAAACCACAAGTCATCTTCATTGATTATTTGAACATCTGTGCTAGTGCAAGATTTAAAGGTGGTAATATCTCCAGTTATTTTTATATCAAAGCAATCGCCGAAGAATTAAGAGGTCTTGCTGTTGAACATGATGTGCCTATCTTTAGTGCAACACAAACAACTAGAACAGGTTTTGTAAGTACAGATATTGGTTTAGAAGATACATCTGAATCATTTGGTTTACCAGCAACGGCC